CGAAAACGCCAACAACACCTGCGGGGAATACATTGCCAGCACTAGAACCTACGGTTGTAACAATTTCAAGGTATCCAGCAGTACTAAGTGCTACCAGCGAACCATTATAAATGTTAGTGCCATAGCCAGCGGGGTCGATTAGGAACTGACGGGTAGCGCCAGCATAGGGCGTTCCGTTTAGTTCATTCACGGCTCGAAAGCCGTATCCAGAAGAAGTTGATGCCATTTAAGGACTCCTAAGAAATTTAAAAACCTTTTCCGAAAGTAACCTTAGTACTACGCTCTTTGAAAAGCGGCATCCTAGGATCATTCTCGCGCATAAAATTGTTGTCTACAGACGCCATCTGGTTATTAGCCTGAGTGCGGTAGTGAGCATCACGTTGTTCTGTAAACTCAATAGGTGTTTTGCAAAGCAGCAGGCCACCAATCTCAATGCTATCGGGGAAACGCAGAGACTGCCCTCCCATCAATTGCACTTCAGGATGATCCGATGCCTTCACAGGTTCCCAGCCCTCTCGTAACTTTGAGGATATGTTAATGGCGTCAGCTACACCAAGCGTACTCAATCGAATCCAACGAAATCCGTAACCAGCCTCGGGGGTTGGCTCTGGAAGCAGTTGAGGGGGCGACCATTTTTTGGGGCGCTCAACCTTTTCGCGGGTATCAAGTTCACGTGACAGTCTATTTGATTCAGCCATTTTCAATTACCTCTTTTAAGTTGTGCAACCTGTTTAGCGTACAGTTCTAAAGGAACCCCAAGCCTGCGAGCAATCGCCACTTCAGATGCCTTTAACCTAATACGGTTAGGCGGTGTACTACGGGAAGCCGGGGCTACCACAGTAGACGGTTTTGTCGCACGGTGCGAAGACGTATCCTCGTCCGGTTCTGATGCCTTTTGCGAAGGTGCATCATCTTCGTAGCTCCCGGTATCATCGAAGTACTCGGGGAATCGTTTACGCATTGTAACATCTACTCTTTTGTAGTACTCACTAGTCCCTACAAAATCGTTGCCTTGATCCCTAGCCAGCTTTTGATGCAACCCAAGGGCGGAAGCTGTCATCTCAGGATCAGTGCCAAACCACGTATTCTTCTGCATCCAACCATTATCTCGGTCAGTTGTAGGAACTTTATTTGCGCGTTGGGGCGGTTGTATCACCTTTTCTTGCGCTTGTAAAGGCCTCATATTTTGGGCCTTGTCGATATTTAGCGTTGCACGGGCTACTTCTGCCTGCGCTTCCACTACTGCATCGGGGTCTCCAGCCTCATAAGCCTCTTTGTATTTCTTCTTGGCAGAGTCAAAAGCGTGCTCCGCTGCCGTCTGGGACTGCTCAATATACGCTTTAGAGCCTAGTTCTACCTGCTGCTGAAGTATCCGATTCTCGTTCCAGAGGTTCTTAGCTAGGGATTCTGCTGCTTCCCGCTCCCGCAAAGCCTCTTCTTTGGCCCTACGTTCATCGTGGTATCCACGGGTAAACTTCTTGAGTCGGTGCTGAACCTTCTCATCGTAGGACGCAAGCTCCTCTTCAGTAGGGTCTTCCGGGGGTGAAGTATCGGGTTTTCGCCCCCTATCTTGCTTGGGCGTATCGTCAATTACCTCAATATCTAGCTCTTCTGTGTCTTTTGCTACGGGTTTACCCTTAGCTTCGACCTCATCAGGGAACTCAAACTCTGTTTTTTCCATATCAGCCATACTTACTCCTTATGCACGTGTGATACCACGGGGGTCTTCCACAACTGCCTCAACCGAGTCATCATTGATGATGCGGAATTCGCGGTTATGAATCTTCAAGCGAGTGCCTGAATTAGGTCGGACGATGACAAAATCACCGCTCTTGCACGACGGCCCTGAAGGGAACCTAGTCGCGTCCTTATACGCATCTGGGCCAACTTTGACCACAAACAGTATGGGGGTCAGCACTTCCTCAAAATGCATAGCTTGGCTAGCTTTGACTATGCCTACACTACTATCTGCATACTCTTCTACGGCTTCTGGGACAACACAAAGTATGTGGAAGGTCTTAGGGTCAGGTAGCTGTTTGGCTTTCTGATCCGATGTGGCACTTAGGATGCCCGATAAATCTACCGCACTGGTATCGAACTCAATCATCACTTTTCTCCATTTTTTGCACAAGATCGTTAATTATGGTTTGTGCATAATTGAGACCTCGGATTATTCCGCAGACGTGACGGTATTCAGCATGGTTATCTGCTCTACCTGACACGACGAAAATGTTTTGCTCCTGACGAAGCTTATCTATCTCCTTAGATACGTGCGCTAACAGTTTGTAATCACTCAATTCTTCTCCTTTTTAGGTTGTTGTTGCGCTCGTTGCTGTGCAGTTTGCATAGCCATTTGCGCCCGATGTTTGGCGATATCTACTCCTAGACGAGCGCCATCAAGCTGTTGATTTTTCTCCAGCCTGTCCTTTGCAGCGGCAGCGGTAGCACCTACCTGCATAGCCGCGATTTCTCTTTGCGCCGCGATACGCGACTCTTCGATCCGCAGTTGGTCTGCTTTAGACGCAGCTTCAACTTGTTGCTTCTGGGCTTTAAGTTTTAGCTCCTCCATCTTCAACTGGAGTTCTTGCTGCTGCATTTGTATGATCGGGTCTTGTGCCTGTTGTTGCGCTTGCTGCTGGGCAGCTTGTGCTTGGCTCTGCTGTGTCATACGCATTGAGGCTTGTGCCGCCAACTGAGCAACTTGTGCTGCCACTTCCGGCTGCATGTTCTTGCCTTGGTCTTCGGTTGGAAGAAGCAAGCCCACATTCTTCTCAACTTCCTGCCTGTAAGCAAAGGCCAAGTGCTCATTAACGTGAGCCATCATTCCCGCAGTAATCTGCTGCCCCATCGGTGTGTTAGCAACCAGCCCCATGATCTTGGGGTTCTGCAGCATTGATGTATGCACCGCTATATGAGCTTGGTGATCCTGTTCAAGGAACGCTTTCACTGGCTTACTAGTGAGCACGTTCTGGTTCTCCTGCACCGGATTAGTCGGCGTAGCATCATCCTCAATAGGCACAAGCTTAGCCGCGTTCTTTATGCCCAACACCTCAATCATCTGGCGGTGGAGCAGTGGCAGGTTATACAACTGTGGTGCAGTCTGAGCCAACTGGAGTGCTGCCTGATACTGCACGATCTTCTGCGCCATCGTAGCTGCGTTAGGATCACTGACGGGTATGACCGTCACCGTGTCATAGTCGGACTTCTTAGCTTTACGGCTACCTTCTTCTGGCTCGTAGTCGTACTCCTCCGGCGTATAGTCGGCAATGATAGCCTTGAGCAACCTGAACTCTTGGCGCATAGAGTAGTGCATCCGGGCCTGAACTGCGCCCATCACCTTCAACGTACGCTCAAGAATAGCTAATGTCGTACCCACGGGTGCGTTAGCACTCATGTCGCTCACCTTCATGTCCCCAGCAGAGGCGAATGACCTACCTTCCTGCACAATGTTCTGGAACAGAGCAAACAAAACCTGACTTGGCTCTTTATACGGCAGGGGTAGAATATTGTCACGGATTGATCCTGACGGCACATCTACGTCCCGGAACTCCCCCGGCTGTATCGGTGTGTCATCACCCTTTATCCGCAGTCCCCTAGACTTTAAACCACCGGGGAGGTTACTCAACGTACCCGCATCTACTAGCTGACGGATGAGCATCGTGGCACTCTTAGCATACCCACCGATTAAGTGAATCAACCCGTACCCATAGAACCCAAAGCCGGGGATGTACTGGTAATGCACAAAGTGCTGCCGCTTCGTATGTAACTCATCGCCCTCGTACCAATTGCGCCGTATGGCTAGCACCTTGGTTGTCGCCTTCTCCACCGTAATAACGTACGGCAGGGCTATGCCCGTCTTCTCACCCTTCTTGTTAGTGTGCTCATGCCCCTTGAGGTCTAAGTCCACGTGCATCTCAAGTATGCGATACCTGTCATCCTGCAGTGCAGTCAGCCCCTGCTCTTCCGCTTTCTGCTTCTCAATATCATCTAGCTCATGAGTCGGCTCACCCAACTCAACGTCGGAGTAGAACCCCGCCTCTTGCAGCTTAACTATCTCGTTCTCAGTCTTACGCATCACGTGCGTAACCCGCTCGGCAGACTCAAGATTGCTTGCACCGTAAGGCACAACTATGTCTTCAGCAGGGATAAACATAGCCACCTGCCGCCCCAAACTTGGGTCATAGTAGACCTTCTTGAACGCACTACCTGCTAGGGGCAGGTTCCACAGCAGTTTCTCGTGCTCGGGGCGATACTCTTGCATCACCTCAGTTAGCTGGTAATTCATGTCCTCACGAACACGGGATGAGGCTTCTTCCTTCTGCGGGGTGTCTTTACCAATAATCTGGGTCTTAACTGGCCCAGCAGCGGGGAATGTCTCCATAATCCCTTCGCTTTGGAACCTAATAACGCTCTCGGTGAGCATCGGGTGAAACACTCCGCAGGCTCCATTCCAAGGCTCAGTGCGCTCCTCGTACTTAAGACCTAGTAGCTTTAGCCCTTCTACGTACGTTTGTATCCAGTCCTTGCGATCTCCAGTGTCTTTACTAAACTCCTCCACCAGATCGGAACCCAAGCTGCTTAGCTCTGAGTCATCCATAAAGTCGGCTAGGTTAGCATCGAAGTCATCCTCTGTGTCTTCCCCTGCTTCCAAGTCAATCTCTATATCGCCGAGGTCAATATGCACAGACTCCGGGTCTTCTATCTCTATCTCAACAGGTGGCCCCTCCATAGCATCTAGGCCCATAGGAGCTTGGTACAGAGCTTTGTCCATATTCGTTGCCATGTCGTATCCTTAAACTGTGTAGTACCGCTCGGAGCGGCGACCCTTAAACCATTTAGTCTCTTCAGGCTCATCTGTTGGTAAACGGAGGAACCCACCCTGACGAAAGCGCATTAACGCAAGTGTCGTTGCATCAACCAAGTCATCGTGCTCTCCAGAGGGAAATGCAGCAACCTCATCAACAAGCTCTTCAGCCCACCGAGTCTGCGGAACCCATACCTTCCCAGAGGCAATTATGTCCGATACCGAGTTTAACCGAGCAACCTTGTCTTGTCCTTTCCCCGGTGTGTACTCCTGCACAGGTATACCCATTGCCCTGAGGTCATAGATTAACGGAGCACCGGATGCCTTCTTCTCAATCAGTATCCCGTCTGGCTCAAACTCGTTGTACTCTTTAAGCACATCCTTCTTCAGGTCGGGGTACTCAACCCGCTTCTTGTAGGTGTTGAGCAGGATAATGTTGGAGGTGTGGTTGTCGTTCTCGTTAGTAAATACACCCCACGTAGTACCCGCAGAGTAGTCAGCCCTGTTGTTTTTCTCAAATGCGGTGTCCCAAGTCTGCAAAATGTACTCACATTTAGGGGGTCTTTCCGCTTCCCATATCTTCCACCAGTCTCGTTTGACAATAGCCGACTCGTTACCGACTGGGTTCTGCTGGTACTGGGCCTGCCACTTACTATTAGGCAGTTCTTCCCGTAGCGCAAGCATCTCCTCTATC